TCGTCGGCGCTCTCCTTCTTGGCAAACGCCTGCACAACAGCCGGGAACTTGCCCTTTTCGCTGATAGTGCTGAAACCAGCTTCGATGACTTGGAGATAACGCCAGAGCATCTGATCGCCGATTGACTTAGCCTTATTCAACTCGGTCTTGAGCGTATCGCGGGCAACGGCACGCTCAATGCGCTCCTTCTCAGGCTGAAGGTGNCANGCATTNANCATGTANGCNACACCTGCCGCGATGAACGCCATGCTCGCCTCNNNNACAGTCTGGGCCGCTGTAATCGCAACCTTGAACGCCAGATCGGGATCGACGTTGGTGGTGATTACGGCCGGGACCTGTTTGACAATTTTCTGCATCTCAATCTCCTCTTGTGTGCCAGTGTCAGACTGGCGGCTGTACTTGTGTAATGCCTGTAATATATTACAGTGGATTTATTCCTAGGCATATATTCATCAGGCATAACAGCCCATCATCCACCTGAATTGTGGCAGAAATAAGGCAGATACCTGCGACAATATGACGCACCCTATGTCTATCGACTTAGTAGAGTATAAATAGGAATATAGTCCATAGCAAGACAAAGGAAAAGCCCGCACAAGGCGGGCTAATCTCAGGCGCGCGGGTTGTATTCGTACTTGGCTGATATGAGAGTGCCTGACAGTCTTAGTCTGACTGTCCATCCTTCCTCTTGATACACGTACTCGTTTTCTACCCCAAGGGTGAAACCATTGGCCTTTAGCCCGCGCCTTGTCCAAAGGAAGTGCGCTTCCTTGGCATGATGAATGACGGTTGACCTTAGCTTAGGCATCTATTCCTCCTGTGTACGTGTGAAACAGTGTGACCTATATCATGTCTGTATGGTGTCAGTCAATGCGTACTGTAATATATTACATGTTCTGCTATGTGGAACGATGGTTAGTCAGCCTAACTAACTGATACGATTAGATGATTGTCTAACTGTAGTGAATCATTGGGGACGCTCAGGCTGACCCACCTTACGGTTATCTGATGACAACACTATCACGGGGGTAGAGGGGGGATGGGGGGGCCTCAATCAGGGTAGAAGGCACCTCGAGAATATCGCACAGAAATTCTAGCCTTTTGAAGATTTTCCTAGACATTCATTCCTATCTATGGTATAATTACATATGTTGTCCAGAGAGACAACAGAGGTCGGCCCCTTAAGAAGAGTCTACCTTAAGAGTATCTTATCTTTACTTAAGTACTCTTTATCACCTCTTTACCTCTCTTTACCTATCTTAAGAGACTTAAGTATACTTAAGGATTATCCTTATGGAGGCTGTGTCCCCATTTAAGAACCCCATGGGGGCCTTTTACCTCCGTGCCCTCTTCTACGAAACGACGCTAGCAGACAAGACTACTGTCGTTTACACGTTAAAGGACAATGACCATCTTGGTTTTGTGTCCCTTTACCGGCTCTACATGGAGACTGGTGATCCTACGGAGTACGAGTTTGCTACCCGATACCTTGCCGGGTGGGAGCATTGGGAGGCCCTTTGCCAATGTTCGTGGTTCAAGCCGTACGTCGATAGGTGGAGGAGGGAGTTAGAGACTAGGATTAGGGCAAAGTCCCTCCGTGAGATCGAGAAGGTTGCTGGCAATCCTGACCACCCTTCTTCCTACCACGCCAACAAATACCTCCTAGACGGCTCTTGGAAGCCCGCTGGTGAGAAAAAAGTAGGCCGCCCTACCAAGGTAGCCATCCAGCAAGAGGCCGCTAGAATCGCTTCTGAGAGCGAACAAACGGCATCCGACTTTGACCGCATCCTGAAGGCCAACTGATTTGCCACTTACAGCCCCCGACGGTTCTACCCGAGTCACCGTAGTCTCTGGATCGACCCTGACAGGGCTGTATGCGCCTGACGGGTCCCTGTACGTTGTCGTCGATGACTCCTCCGGCACCGGTGCCTACCACCCCTGTGGAGCACTCCGGGTCAAGGCAGCCCCTGCTGGCTCCCCTAATCCCCTCCGTGGACCCGATGGCTCCATCTACGTCTCCGACCACTACAACGAAGGTGGCCTCCGGGTAACTCCGATTGGCACCCCCATCGCCTTCAATACGACTTATACGCTACAGACTCCGGTGAAGCTTGACTCGTATGACGCTGACACCGGCTTCACCGTCGTCGGTGCCAACGCTACGAAGGCGCTAGACCAGACTGCGAAGATCGAAGGCACTGGTTCCATGAAGGTCACCAATGGCCTCCTGAACCAGACTACGGGCCTCACGAAGTCCTACGGTACCAAGACGACTAACACCCTTGGGACCCTCGCTTACTACACAGACCGTGTAACCGGGACTATTGGTGCCCAAGCCGTCCAAGTCCTTGTTGGTGCCGGTAACACCCAGCTAACCTTCACGAACGAAGGCTCCTTCCTGCCCGGTGGCCGCTGGGTATCCTTCAACTACACTGAACTCGTTAACGCTCTTGCGTCGGGTACGCTGCAAGTCTCCCCTCGCTTCACAGGAGGTGCCCTCTCCTCAGCGATGCGGTTTGACGCGTTATACTCAAACTGTGGTGGCCGTCCTACCATCGTCCCTACCTTCGACGACGGCTATGACACGATTATCTCGACTGCGTTCCCGATCCTCCAAGAACGAGGGTTTCGCGCTACCCACTTCGTCGCCCCAGACCTCCTCGGTACTACCGGGAAGATGGTCGAGGCCAACCTCGATACGTTGTATGACGCCGGTTGGGACCTAGGCTGCGACAGCACTGACGACACCGCTTTTACGGCGATGGCGGATACGGCGACAGCCTTAGCCGACATCAACGAAGTCCGTACCTTCCTAAGCGGAAACGGCTGGACCCGTGGGATGAACCACGGCTGCTGGCCCAACGGCACCTTCTCTGCTGCGTTAGCTACCGCCTTCTCTGGCGACGGCTTCCACACGATGCGGACTACAGAGCCGCAAACGTTCTATACGCGCTTCGGTGTCCCTCCGGGCATCGCTATGAGCCACCCGTCGAAAGGGTTTACATCTTCGACTACGGTAGCCAGCGTCCTTCCTTTGGTGGATGAAGCCATAACCAGAGGCAACACACTGTTCCTACACTTCCACGACATCAAGGACACTCCTTCATCCATCGGCTGGCAGACTAGTAAGTTCACACAATTGTGGGACTACATCGCGTCCAAAGCTAACCAGAACCTAGTAGACGTCCTCACCGTGTCTCAGTGGTGGGCAAGAGACGGATCGGCGACACCTCCATGATCGAGAACAATGAGACATCGACAATCCTTCATGGGCTGTCCATCCTTTCGGTAGTCGGCTCCATCGTAGGCTTCCTGCCAGCCATCGCTGGTGGTCTAGGCTGTGTGTGGTACGTCCTCCAGATTTATGATTGGGTAAGAAAGTATCGTGCAGAAAACCAAGAAAGACCTGATCCGGGAAGCGGCAGAGAGTGACCTAGAGACGTTCATTCGTCTTGTTCACCCCCTCCGGGTACTCGGCTCAGTCCATCTGGAAATTCTCCGATGGTGGACCCGCCAAGATGCAAAGTCCCATCAGCTTGTCCTTATGCCTCGCGATCACCAGAAATCCGCTCTGGTGGCCTATCGAGTTGCTTGGGCAATCACCCGAAATCCTGCTATTCGTATACTATATATTTCTGCTACAGCTAACCTTGCGACTAAGCAGCTAGGCTTCATTAAGGACATTCTGACCTCAGACGTCTACCGCCGGTACTGGCCAGAGATGGTCAATGCAGAGGAGGCCAAGAGGACGAAGTGGACTGAAAGCGAAATCTCCGTTGACCATCCCAAGCGGCGAGAAGAGAACGTCCGCGACCCTACGGTATTTACGGCGGGTCTTACGACTACGGTCACCGGTCTGCACGCCGACGTCCAAGTCCTCGATGATGTCGTCGTCAAAGAGAACGCCTACACCGAAGAAGGACGAAACAAAGTAGCGGAGCAGTACTCCCTNCTCGCGTCTATCGCAGGTGCCGAAGGTGAGCAATGGGTTGTTGGTACGCGGTACCACCCCTCAGACTTGTACGACACCATGGCCCAGATGCGGGTCGAAATCTACTCCGATGACGGAGAGTATCAAGCCGATAAGTCCTACGACCTTTACGAAATCTTTAAGCGGGAGGTTGAGGACCGGGGTGATATGACAGGCCAGTACCTGTGGCCGAAGCAGCAACGTGCTGACGGCAAATGGTTCGGCTTCGATCAGGGCATCCTAGCGAAGAAATACGCTCAGTACACCGACAAGGT